GGAATATTTCTAATTGTTTCTTCATTTTTACTGATCTCCTTTAAATCATTATAGATTGGCACTTCAGGCCAATGTTTATTTAATACTTTACGACAGAATTCATCATACTCACAAAAAGCTACGGTATCAAAACCACCTGTAGCCTCTAGTCCAAGGCTGAATCCTCCTATCCCGGAACACACATCTAATATCTTAATCATGTTTACTCCAAGGTTTCTCCATTTGATTATCTTCTAAGTAATACCAAGTGTTCTTGCCTGGTACGTTATGTGTCTTCACCTTATCTCCAAGATACTTCTGAACATGTGATACACCATATCTCGCTGCTCTTTCTCCTGAAGCTAGGTCTTTCTCTTTCAATGCAGTTCGAGCCAATAACTCTAGCTCTTGTCTTGTATAGAACTTATATGAACTCATTGCTCCAGCTATCACTCTAGCTATCTCTACTTCATCAGGACTGTCTTGTGCATCCACAGTTCTAAAGAAGCCACGCTCAAAGTCAAAGTAAGCTAGATGTTGATCAGGCTCTCTTGCGTTTCTTGCCTCATAAAACAATGAGACGTTAGGCTTTGTACCTGACAGTTTGATACCTGAATCCATCCAACCAGCAAAGGCACTACCACCACGAGCAGACATGAACGACAGATCGTCTGCCCTTTCCTTACCTGTGTGATGAGCAATGATCACTGCTACTTTGAATAGTTCTATCAACTTATCTATCCTAGATAACATTTCATGGATCTCTGAGTTAGAGTTCTCTTCGCCACTAAAGAAGTTAATAATAGGATCAATCATAACCAAGTCAGGCTTATGATACTCAATACTCTCAGCTATCGCATCCATGTCACCATCTCTCATGATGTTCTTTCTGAGTCTGCCAGATGCTATCAGGTTTGATTTACCCAAATTGTATAGCTCCGGGTCATGATGAAAAGGCTTGTAATACATCTCTATTCTTTTCTTTAAGAACTCATGAATGATCTCTGCCTGTAGCCACATAACCTTTAGAGGTCTAGAGAACTGTGTCCCCATAAACTCTGTGCCTGTCGTGGCGGATGCGGCGAATGCCCCTAGCCAATGTGACTTACCTATCTTAGGTTTACCTAGTAGTAAGACTCTTGATTGTTCAAATACAAATGCATCCCCCCAAAACTGTTCGATGCGACTTGAGTCCATCGTATCCCAGAAAGGATCATTGAAAGACTTTAAGCCTAATGGATCCTTCTCAACTGTGACTTGACTCTTCTGTTGGTCAATTGGATCTTCTTGATCCATGATCTCTTTGAGTTCATCTGCTAATGGTATCTGCCATTGGCTTGTGTTCCATTTCAATATGCCTATGTCTGAGTCTTCTTGGTTTCTTTTTAAATGGCCTGTACAAATACTATTGGCGGTATGTAATACCTCTTGCACACTCATAGGTGGGGTGTTGGTTTGATTCCAGTCCAATGCTTTGATGATGACTTCTCGCATGCCCCATCCTTCCAGGATCCACTTGCCTACCAATCGTGCAAGCATGTCATTACGCATTCCAGATTGCACACCATCTAATGATAGAGGTGTCTTGTTATCTAGACTGATCTTGCCATCGTTGTTGAAGTCATAGATGACATTCATATCCTGACTGTTGAGTACAGGGAGATCATCCATTGAATCAATGATCACATCATCGACAGTTTCAAACATATACTTATTAGAAGGACTGACCATGACGTAGCCACCCTCTCCTCTGATATCTAGTCTGCCTGTTGTGTTTCGTATAGTAAGATTGGGATTGATTGCGTAGAAGTAATGATATCCACCACGAGGAGTCTTTTGTTTAAGTGTTGTTCTTGTGATCTTACCTGACTCTACAAAGTCACAAGCTTCTTGTGAGTCTGCATCTAATACAACAAAGGTGATGCCTGTCACCACCGCCCAATTACATTTGGGGAACTGTTTGTACCAGTTGCCTATGTCACCTTTACTAGGTTGTCTTGTGATGTAGTCAGACCATTTGACTCTTGGTGTCTTTGACCAGCGTTTAATTAATATGTCTTCTTCTTCGTTGGGATGTCTTGCTTTGAAGTAATCTGGTATTACATCATCTCTAGAGCCACAAGGTATTAGATGAAAGTTGTTTTCATAATATGAAACCAACATATCTTTGCGTGACTTAGCATCGATCTCGTCTCCAACAAGATTGAATTGTAAATCGAGAGACATGTTATCCCTCTACTGGTCCGTATATGCCTTCCCAATCTAAGGCATGCCCGGTTAACTTAATAAGTTTCTTTGCCTGATTTACAGAGGGTTGTCTACTGCCGTATCTCCAGGATCTAATAGTATCAATCGATACACCTAGCTCTTTGGATAAAGGTTCTTCGCCCCTCTTCTCAATATAGTTTTTTAAATTCATGTCTCTCCTGTCTTAATAAGGTGACACGCTTCAAACCGTAGGATACTTCGTCTGGATTAAGTACTGTTGAAACGTGTCGATTTAGATAATAAATGTTTACAGACAAAATGTAAAGTAATCTCTTGACAACAAATTAAATCTGTCTAAGATAGAGTTATTAAAAGTTTGGAGACTGATAATGAAAATGAAAAACCTAAGTGAATTCTGCCTTGCAGATTTGTTAAAAGAAAAGAAAAAGAATTTAACAATGCAAGCTGATTTAAAAAAAGCCAGTGCAGAACTGGACAACGAAATTGCTTCTCGTCCTGAGATACAAAAGCATATCAAGAAACTTTCTAATACTGGTGGATCTACCAGAGTCCCTTTGGATAATCTAATTCCATTGGACATCAGGTTGCAATACAAGATCACTAGATCCTGGGACCAAGAGTTCCTATCTAAAGTAAAGAAAGACATTCCTAAGAATCTATTCCCATTCAAGACACACTACGTTGAAGATACGGCCTTTTCTAAAAAGGTTATGGAAGAGAATCAAGATGTATACGACAAGATACAAGAGGGATTACAAACCAAGATCAATGAAAGACCTTACATACAATTCATAGATCAATTGAAGGGAGATAAGAAATGAGTTTATTAGATACAGTAGAAACAGGAATCAAAGTGCCAACATTAAAGATCAACGTGTCCGGGACTAACGGCATAGGTAAAAGTACCTTTGCTTCACAAGCACCTAGACCAATATTTATTAAGACAGAGGATGGAACAAACTTTATTGATGTACCATCTTTTCCCTTATGTAAAAGCTATGACGATGTATTGAAACAAGTCTCTACATTGTTACATGAAGAACACGATTACAAGACCTTAGTCTTTGATACAACTGATTGGGCTGAAAAACTTATACAACAAAAAGTTTGTCAGAATCATTCAGTCAAATCAATAGAGGCTTTAGGTTTTGGTAAAGGATACACAGAAGCAGCAGAGCTATATCGTTCACTGCTGGCAATGTTTGATGACATTGGAAGTAAGAGAAAGATGAACATCGTCTTGCTATCACATGTATCTATAAGAACTTTTAACGATCCTGAGAGAGAACCTTATGATCGTTGGGAATTGAATCTACACAAGAAGGTATCAGCAATGATAAAAGAATGGGTGGATTTTAATCTGTTTGCGAATTACGAAGTTACAACTCGTACTAGTGGACAGGGCTTTAAAGAAATAACCAGAGGCGTGTCTTACGGCAAGCGGAAGTTGTTTCATAAATATGCAGCCTCGTTTGATGCTAAGTCTAGAGTTGATTTGGGTACCCTCCCATTAGAACTAGAATGGAGTGCCTTCATGACTGCTTTAAAAGAATCATTAAAATCTAAAACAGGAGTAAAAAAATGAGTGATTTTGAAATTAATTTAACTGACGTAGAAGAACTTGATACGAGTTCAATAGGTCCCATGCCAGCTGGTGATTATGAAATGGTTGGTCAAACCTGGGAAGCCAAGAAGAGTAAGGCCAACAATCATAGGATGATCAATATAACTTTTGAAGTTGTTGGTCCTCAGTATGCTGGCAGAAAAGTTTGGGAGAACTTTATGCTTGAAGGTAACGGCTTGAACGTATC